AACCTAGGTATAGGTTATTGTTTAGTAGTACCTGATGAACAGGTTGCTGTAGATACTCAGTTAATAATTGATGGTCATGGATTTAAATCACACATTATTGGCGAGGTAGTATGCGTTTAGCAGTATTATGTTCAGGCAATGGTTCAAATTTTGAGAATATAGTTAGAGTTTGTGATCAAGATCAGGTTGTGTTGATGATACACAATAAAAAAGAATGTGGTGCTGCTAGGAGAGCAGATAAACTAGGCATTCCTCACTGTCATATAAAGATGAAGGATGAGGATACAATCATTCAGTTACTTCAAGCATGGCGTGTTGATCTTGTAGTTCTTGCTGGTTGGATGAGAGTAATATCATCTGATTTTATTAAAGCATTCCCTAAAACTATTATAAATGTTCATCCTTCTTTACTTCCTAAGTATAAAGGGCTACATGCAGTTCAACAAGCCATAGATAGTAAGGACTCTCATACTGGATGTAGTGTTCACTATGTTACAGAAGAGTTAGACTCTGGAGAAGTTATCTGTCAATCAAGAGAGATACCTATCCGTCCTGATGATACTATTGAATCATTAACCCGTAGGATTCAGAAGGAAGAGCATCGTATTTTACCCATAGCAATAGACCATGTTAAGCAAGAAGTACAGACTAGAACTTACAGATATCTGTTGTCGAATGATAACTGATGATGGTGTACCAGTTACTTTAGAAGAAAGGATCTGGATGACTAAGTTATGTGAGAAGAATAAAGAAGCAAGTGAGTTTGCAGGAGCACTATTATGTCCTGATGTTATAGGTGATGCTGCTTACTATAAGTAAACGGTATCACGTTATACAGAACTACTTGCATAAATAATTGAAATGTGTTACTATTAACACATCGTTCACCCCATTAGGGGCGCAAGTAAGCCGACTCGGAACGGATCGTTCATCCCATGTTTCATCTAGCAGTTATCGCAACTACTTTTTCTTGCATCGACGCTCAGATTCTTTTAGATAAGATGAATGAGTTTAAGATCGAGGAAGAGACACGAGCTGAGATGATCAGCGTAGTGATAGAAGAGACACCTCATTGTGAGTGGGACGCAAAAGCCGACTAAAGGAACGGAATTAAAAACCCCAACTACTTTAGGAGTAAATCCAATGGCACAAGTCACATACCGTGGTGTTAAGTATGACACCAATGATCGCAAGCAAACAGCACAGTCTAAGTCAGAGATGACTTACCGTGGTGTTAAGTTCCAAAAAGAACTTGCTAATGCTTGATCGAACACTTGCATACGCATAAGCATGAGGTGGGGAGACCCACCTTTTTTGCTTTTCTTTTCCAAAAAAGTCGGAAAAATTATCGCAGGTATTTTTCGACCCATAAGGTTTTCTAATAGGCATAAATTTTTGTAAATGTATCAGGAAATACGGACCTAATTTGTATAAATAAAAATGTAGAACGGGAGGAACAAATGCTCCAAAACCCCATTACATTATGGTAAAAAAAGTAAACACTTAACAATGAGGTCATCAAATGCACAATCTAATTTCATATAATCAATTAGCAGGTTGGAATAATAACCATCCAGAAGTTCAAGAAGAATCCAACGATGCTATCAACGATTATTTTCAGTGCTTAGTCGAGTGTGATGACAATGAGAGCGTATGTAAGCGGATCTGTCTAGAGAATCACCTCTAGCACGTCCAACCATCTAGAACAAAAAAAGAATAGTAGAAAGGGAGGGGTTTACACCCTCCCTTTTTTAATATATAATATCACTATGTAAAGGAGTGAAAATGCTACACATGAGAGAACAATTACTAAGGGCAGTCTTAGCACATGCTACAGGTGAGATTGAAAAGCATAAGGCAAACGTTAATGTATACTTAGAACATCCAATGGGTATTGGAGAACACTCTGATATAACTGAGGCAATTCAAACTGAAGTAGATAAGATTGCAAGGTATCATGATCAGATAGAAGTGATCAACAAATATTTTAGAGCACCAAGTACTAAAGATTAATGGAAGTAAATAGAGGTAAGTTAAAGGTATTGGTCATGGCTCTGAAGGAGATCGTGGAAGAGTTGGAGTCGGAAGTTTATTCTGATCCAGATCAATACAATCATAAAGCTGCAGCATTTTCTTCTGTAGATCCAAACCAAACTTATGATGAGGCATTTGATGATGACGACGGATACGCAGACTAATACTTACCACAAGTATTTAAATTTACCCTTTACTATCTCTCCTCTACCCAACTTTAGTCAGCAGGGTAGTAAGGTATTGCATTATTATATTAATGACTATCCATTCTATCCTATGGAAGAGTGGTTCAATGATCTTGGTCTTACTCTATTCATAAAGGAAGTATTCTACACACCACCTGGTGGTAAGATACCTATTCATACTGATCATGCAACTTATACTAATCATGCAAAGATTAATATGACTTGGGGTCCTAACGAGGGCGTGACACAATGGTGGAAGTCTGATAAAGTAGTAAAGAAATCGTTCCAAGGTACTGGTGAGTACACCACTGAGGAACACCACAATCTCTGGGCAAAGGAAGAGGATTGTGAACTTCTTTATGAAGCAAACACTAACCGTCCTAGTCTAGTTAATGTAGGAGTCTTACATGGCACAAACAATCCTACATCACAAGGAAGATGGACTCTATGTTTTGTTCCTGTTAATCAGGCAGGTCAATTCATCCATTGGAATTCTGCACTTGAAGTTTTTAAGGATTACTTAGATGAAGGATGAACTTTTAATTAGACTGAAGGAGTTTGCCTATAAGAAGGGCGAGTATACTCTTTCATCTGGTAAAACTAGTGAGCATTATGTTAACTGTAAACCTGTTACATTGACTGGAAGAGGACTCACTCTTGCTTCCATGATGCTTCTAGAACATGTTGATACTCCTGTAGTAGCAGGTCTTACTCTTGGTGCTGATCCTTTAGTGTCAGGTGTTGCAGTTTGTTCTGCTTTAGATGCTAGACTTGTAGATGCTCTCATAGTTCGTAAGGAACCTAAAGGTCATGGAACAGCAGCATGGATAGAAGGACCAGAGTTTCCAGAGGGAACTAAGGTAACTGTATTGGAAGATGTGATCACAACAGGAGGGTCTGCAATTAAAGCAGTCAAACAACTCCGTGATGCTGGTTACGAAGTTAAACGTGTCGTATCTATTGTAGATAGACAAGAGAATGGTGAGGCAGATACTGCTATGAAATTAGCAGGTCTAGAACTTATAAGTCTCTATACATTAAAAGATTTTATTGATGAAAACTAAGATTATTCCTGTCTCTGTCACTCCTGAAGCAGAGAAGAGCATTGCATACTGTGCTCGTGTGAGCAACCCCAAGAACCAAGACAACGATTCCTTTGAGGGTCTTCTTAAGTATTGTATTAAACATCAGCATTGGAGCATCTTTGAGCATGCTTTCATGACTGTTGAGATTAATACATCACTAGCAATTGCTACTCAGATATTAAGACATAGAAGTTTTACTTTTCAACAATTCTCTCAACGCTATGCTGATAGTACAGCACTACAGTTGAGTATTCCTACTCCAGATTTACGTCGTCAAGATACTAAGAACAGACAGAACTCTATTGATGACATTCATCCTCGTGATCGAGCATACATGGAGGCAACTATTGAGAAGCATTTTGATGATGCTCTTGATCTATACAATAGTTTACTGAAGCAGGGTGTTGCTAAAGAGTGTGCTAGAATGGTACTACCTCAAGCAACTCTTACTAGGTTATACATGTCTGGTAGTGTCCGTAGTTGGATTCACTACATTGATCTACGATCTGGACATGGAACACAGCAGGAACATAAAGAAGTCGCTGAACATATCCGTGACATTTTTGTTGCTGAGTTCCCAATTATTTCACAAGCATTAGGATGGACTGATGGCAATTTATGATGACGTAAAGATTACTATCAACCTTAATGAGTTGGTAGAGATCAGAGCAAAACTGTTGACTCAAAATGAAGATTACTCACACGCAGTAGCAACTGGTGAGTACCTTGATAAAAATGATATAGATAGAATTGCAGTACAGTTGAGAGAAACCCTTACTTGGGATACACTTTGGTTCATGGTGGATAGTGCGATCTATGATTACATGGGTTTAAAACATCCTCAAAAACCTCATTATGGTGAGACTGCTGGTAATGAACCTGCTGCTACCTTTGAGAAGGAGCAGAAGGCAAGAGAGAAATATTTTAAAGAGAACTTTGACATGGTTGATCTTGATGGTGGGTCATGGACAATACAAGTACCTATGAGGAAAAAGTAATGGCAACCTATCCTGTAGTTAATACGGAGACT